GGGATTTCTCTGCTGAAGCATAATGATGGCCTTATCAGTAGGAGAGTATGCCAGGGGACAAAGAATATTCTTGGCCAGAGATCCATCATTGTTGTATCTCATTACGTGAATATTATCAAACAGCGTTCCGAATGCCGCAGTAAGATTGCGAATGGTCGAGAAGTAGTATGGAGTATTTGCTAGTGACATTATCTTAATTTATCTCGGTATTCTGAAGGAATAATTTTATAAAAATAAGAATCATCTGGGCCATTCAAGACTTTCTTTGCGAAGTCTCGTTTCATAATATAATGGTCTGCACCAGTACTGGTAGACCAGGCAACATATGTCAGGAATAATTCTGGTTGAGACTTTTCAAAATTTGCTATGAAAGTCGAATATAATCTACGTCTGCTGGGTTCATCAGCATCGAAAGCATCGAACTGAATTACATTAGGGTTCTTCTTGGTAATGAAATCTTTAATAATATCCTGAATAGTAGCAAATATCCTAAATTGATCACCAGTACCACTAATTTTGAACGCAGTATCAACACTTTTATCTAATTTTCTTAGGTAATTAAAATCTATATTGAAAGAGAGTTCCCAATACTGATCCTGACTATACAATTTCACCCGATATGGTACTCCTAGCTTGGTGGTGAATTTATACATGAAATAATCATTACTTGAATTTTCGGCTTCAAACTCCCACTTGTATGGATTATTAAGAACTTCATTGAGGTACTGTTTGAATGTTAGCATGTCTTTATCCGAAAGGATTGGCCTCTACGTTATTTATTATGCCTTCGGCAACATCCTGAATCTTTTGATTCTTAGCAAATAGATCAAGAATACCAGATGCTCCCAGAGCACCATTGTTGGCAAACTTATCCTGAACCGTATCGGCATCGGTTCCTGTGTCAATATCTTCATTAGAATATTTGAAGACTTCACAGGATAACACGAAGTACTGGCGAGATCCCAGCGGGAATAGTGGGTTCTTATCCTCGATGAACTTGATCTCAAATATAGCCTTGGTCACAGGGTTGTAGATTAGATCTCCTTCGACTGGAAGATTAGCTCCAATGTATTGAGCGAACTTCTCTCTGGAAACAATCAGCCGAAGTTGGTAATTCAGTTGGAAGCCAAAATTTGTGATCTGCGGACCTATACCTTGGTATGCATCATAATTTTCTACAAACATTTCTATCGTGAAGTTTTTGGTAAAGGAACTAAGAGTGTCCTCGTGAAATAGATCATCCAGCTTAACTATATTACGAGGAATAAAAACCATATCAATCCCATAACTTTCTATGGCTTCATTGACTAGCTGTTGGACTAAATTTTGTTCGGCTGGAGAACCAATACCACTACCTGATTGAAAGTATGATCTAGTTGGCATATTTTAGCCTATCTGAAAATCTATGGGCATCTGATAGTCATTCACCAATTTGTCTTCCAGAATATTACACTCTTCATTGGCCTGAGCATATATCTCGGCACCATTCAATGTAATCCCTCCTGGTAGATTAACTGAACCAAACTTACTCAGATTACCTCCCCACTGCCGTTTGATGTATGCAGTAGCCAGAGCCTTTAACATATAGTCATCCCATACTGCGGGATAGCGATCAATATCGATTCTGGTGTAAACTTTGAACAATACCGCAGGAGCCATTGCCTTGATGGTGGACAGTGTCTGAGAGAAAAATATCTTGGAGGTCTTGCGATTGAAATGGAACGACTTCACCGGAGCCATTTCTTTCTGCACAGTATCTGTATATGATCTAAGCATATCAAAGTACTGAAGATTACCTGTGGCCACACCAGGAGTTACATAGAAGTCATTGAGGAAGAACTGATACTGAGCCGAGAATAGATCTGACCCTGATAGGAAAGAAGATGCGGTAAAAGGATATACAGAGACCACAGAGAAGATTTTCGGATCTAGTGGAATAAATCCATTGGTGACATCGATGTCCTGAATCTTATAGACATAGGATGTTTCCTCGATACCATCAAAGTGGTAGTCATAGAAACGATCCAACGCATCATCGATACGATCATCGATCTGAGTGGTGTCTACGTTGATATCGATGACAGGATGACCAAGTCGTCGAAGACAATATTCCCGAAATTCTTCTCTGTTTTGTGGTCTCATATATCTTATTTATACAAAGTCAATGAATGGCTCCAACTGAAGAATGTCCGAAGAAGAGATGTTGAATGACTCCGGTAGATCCTTTGCACCCAGCTTGTCGAAGTTCAGAGTGACTTCTGTTTCGAGTAGTGGCCTCAAGGCTTCTGAGAACAATGGAATGTTCTCTTCCGTGACTGTGGTAATGCCTGTGTCAGGATCTGTCGTTCCGAATTTCTCGACCAGGCGCTTTCGATGATCCTCTAGATCTGAGATCTCCGAGATGACCTGTTTGATCAGTCTCGAAATCTTGTATGCTGTTTGAATCGGTAGTGCCTGATTCGATAGATTTCCTAGTGCTGATTCTGCACCTTTAATTTGTCCTAGTGTTACTTTCATGTATATACCTCACTTATTTTGTACTACCAACATATTTATGTACCTGTATACTAGTATATTCCCTGGTACATTTAATATTATAGCTGGTCCTGAGGCAAAAGTCAAGCATAAACAAAAAAATATTTTGCTTGTGTTCTGGATGCCTATAGGGTATAATAGTAGTATGGCCCTCTATATCGATGTGAAGTATCTTGGATTCGTGTCCTCTGCTCTTCCTATGTTCAAGCGAAAATCCGACAACCTATGGAACTTTCGTTGTCCATTTTGTAAGGATTCTGAGAAGAAGGCATCCAAGGCCCGAGGATATATCTATGCTCGATCTCAGGAACTGTTCTTCCGATGTCACAACTGTCAGTATGGAACCACGTTCTACAAGTTCTTGGCCAGGGTGGATCCTACACTTCACAAGGAATATATGCAGGAGAAGTTTTTGGATTCCAAGGGCGAGGCCACGAAGAAGGAAGTTCCTGTGATTCCTCAGTTCAAGGCTCCGGTGTTTGGTCTTCGTCCTAAGATTAAGCTGGACAAGATCTCGGATCTGGATTCGCAGCACTGGGCCAGGAAGTATATGCAAGGTCGAATGATTCCTGTGGACAAGCTTCATCTGTTCTACTTTGCTCCGGACTTCAAACGGTTCGTGGAAGATATGGGATCAGAGAAGCACAAGGATCTGAAGCCAGACGACCCTCGCATTGTCATTCCATTCTATGACGAGGAACATACTCTGATTGCCTTTCAGGGCCGAGCACTGGTTGACAATAAGATTCGGTATATCACTATTCGGATGAACTCATACTCTGGTCCGCTGATCTATGGATTGGATCGAGTTAATAAGGATAGTCCGGTGTATGTGGTCGAAGGACCAATCGATTCCATCTTTCTTCCCAACTGTATTGCTGTTGCTGGTTCAGATCTAAATAGAGTGTCGGCGATGTTCAAGAATCCTGTGATGGTCTTTGATAATGAACCACGCAACAAGGACATCTGCAAGATTATGGCTCTGTCCCTATCCAAGGGACACCGTATTGTTATCTGGCCTGATGATATGAAAGAAAAGGACATCAATGACATTGTGGGTTCTGGTAAAGATGCGTGTTCTATTATGATGGATAACATCCACAGTGGATTGACGGCTCAGGCCAAATTTGCATTTTGGCGCAAGGCTTGACTTTTTTAATCAGATGTAGTATAATAGTATAGGAGGAACTCAATGAGATTCTGGCAATATAATGATATCGCCGATAATGTTACCTTCACTCCAATAACCCGATGCGTGGATGATGATGAAATCTTGGAGATGTATTGGGAATACTGGTGCGAGAGAATGAGATATCGTGGATTTCCTGAGGAAATAATTACCAAGGAAGCCTGTATTGATGATTGGGTAGTTGTGAATTGGGCCTGGGAAATTAAAGGAGATGCGAGTTGATGACAAATAAACTACTGCAAGAGTTACTGCAAAAATATCCAGATGATGCTCTGGTCGAAGTAGAAACTCGCCAGAAGACTGGCTACGATGAGGGAGATATATATCAATCTCAAATAAAGGATACTGTCAGGCACGATGGAATTATTGTAATATCTACGAGTATGAGACGATTGATCGGAGGATGGTGATATGAATATTAGCAATAATACAAAATCCACTCTGACACATTTACTGATAACGATATTAGCTTTGGTATTGATACCAACAGTATTCCTGTTTGTTGTTAAATATGTTGATTGGTTGATTGGTATTTTAGAATTGAGACCGAATCAATGAGCTATAAAACATACGATGAAATTGTAGATGTGAAGCTGTTGTCATACAGTCAACCTAGCAGTGAATTCGCTCACCTGAAATGTGACGACTCCAAACAGGTGGATGGTTGGGACGACTCTCACGTAGATCATACTCTGA